CGCCATGCCGCTGGCGACCTTGTTCAGCTCCTGGAACTTGAAGGTCCAGAAAAACTCGTCGAAATAGAAATTCCCGTGATAGCCCTGGGCCGTGCGCGCGTTGGTACCGAGGAAGTGCAGCTCCGCGCCATTGGGCAGGATGATCGGGTCGCCGGTGAGATCGACCCCCGTCACCTCGCGGGCAAAGGCCTGGATATAGGCCTTGAAGATGTGCGCCTGATTCTTCGAGGCCGACAGGAAAATCTGGTTGCGGCCCGTGGTGAGCGCATCGATCAGCGCCTCCCGGGCGAAGTAGTAGGTCGCGCCGATCTGGCGTGACTTCAGGATCACCCGGGTGCGCTGGTTGCCGGCCCGGTACCAATCCTTCTGGTAGTCGAAGCAACCATCGAGGAAGGCCTCGACCAGCCGCTCAACCTGGTCCTCGCTGAACTCGTTGCGCCGGGGCTTCGCCTTCGGCCCCGCATTGCGCTTGGCCAGCTCCGGGTTGAGGTCCGTTTCGCTGCCACCGCGCTGGTAGCGCTCAATCCGCGCCTGCCGCTCCATCTGCCGATGGAGCAGATCGATCTCCTTGTAGTCCGCCCCCGTTTTCGGATCCTTGAGGATCAGCTGCACCAGGCGCGCCTCGGTCGCCGCCTGGACCCGCTGCAGCGCAGTTGCCCGGTCCCACTCATCCCGGGCCTTCCAGCTGTGCAGGGTCTTCTCCTTCTCCCCCAGCAGATCGGCGATATCGGTGACGCGCCACCCCATCCAGTACAGGTGCTTGGCGTGGCGTCGAGGGTCGGTCGGGAGGCTTGAGATAGCGTTCATGGCGCCGATGCTGCCGCCCGCGCGCGAAGCACACCCGCGCCGCCCCTTGTATCCCCCACCACTACAAAGCGGGCGCGTTGCCCGGCCAGCGCCGTCTGCCGACCATGCCCCTCAACGCCGACTGCGGCAAAGCAGCTGAAACCGAGGACACCCCATGAAGAAATTCCGCTCGAAGTGGCTCCGCGTTGCCGTGGAAGGCGCCACTACCGACAAGCGCGAGATCAAGCGCAGCTGGCTGGAGCAGGCCGCCAAGAACTTCAGCCAGAACACCTACGGCGCCCGCATCTGGCTGGAGCACTTCCGCAGCCTGCTGCCGGATAGCCCCTTCAAGGCCTACGGCGACGTCGTCGCCCTCAAGACCGAAGAGGTGGAGATCTCCGGCCAGAAGAAGCTCGCCCTCTACGCCCAGCTGGAGCCCACCAGCGAACTGATCGCCCTCAACAAGGCCAAGCAGAAGATCTACACCTCCATCGAGATCGACGAGAACTTCGCCGACAGCGGCGAGGCGTACATGGTCGGCCTCGCCGTCACCGACTCCCCGGCCAGCCTGGGGACCGACGTCCTCGCCTTCTCCGCGCAGAAGCCCGAGGCCAGCCCCTTCCGTAGCCGCCACTACTCCGAGACCTCCATGTTCTCCGAGGCCATCGAAGCCAATCTCGAATTCGAAGAGGTCACTGACCAGGTGGGGCTGTTCGGCAGCCTCAAGACCGCCATCAGCGACCTCATCAGCAAGGGCAAGGACAAGGAAGGCAGGGATGCCACTTCCTTCAAGGAACTGGGCGAGGCCCTGGAGGGCCTGGTCACCTTCGCCACCCAGCAGCAGGAGCACGCGGTCAAGGCCGACACCGCCATCGCCAACCTCACGAAGGCGGTAGAGACCATCACCACCGACTTCGCCGCCCTGAAGGACCAGCTCGGCAAGACCCAGGACCTCAGCCAGAAACAGCGCCCGCCGGTCACCGGTGACAAGCAGCACGTCGTAACCGACTGCTGATCCCCAGGGACAGCCAACAGCCAAGGATCAACCGGAGAGACCCATGCGTAACGAAACCCGAAAACTCTTCAACGCCTACCTGGACCAGGTGGCCAAGCTCAACGGCGTGGACAGCGCCACCACCAAGTTCGCCATCGAGCCCAGCGTCCAACAGAAGCTGGAGCAGCGCATGCAGGAATCCAGCGAGTTCCTCGGCCAGATCGGCATGATCGGCGTCGACGAACTGATCGGCGAAAAGGTCGGCATCGGCGTCAGCGGCACCATCGCCAGCCGTACCGACACCACCGGCAGCGGCGTGCGTACCCCGCGCGAAGTGCAGGCCGTGGACAACCAGAAGTACGAGGCCAAGCAGACGGATTTCGACACCGCCATCCGCTACTCCCTGCTCGACGCCTGGGCCAAATTCCCGGAGTTCCAGGCCCTGCTGCGCGACGCCATCATCAAGCGCCAGGCCCTGGACCGCATCATGATCGGCTTCAACGGGACCAGCGCCGCCGCCACCACCAACCGCAGCACCAACCCCCTGCTGCAGGACGTCAACATCGGCTGGCTGCAGCAGTACCGCAACAACGCCCCGCAGCGCGTCCTCAAGGACGGCAAGGCCGCCGGCAAGATCGTTATCGGCAACGGCGCCACCGCCGACTACAACAACCTCGACGCCCTGGTGTTCGACGCGGTGGCCAACCTGATCGACCCCTGGCACCGCAAGGACCCCGGTCTGGTGGTGATCCTCGGCAGCAACCTCGTGCACGACAAGTACTTCCCGCTGGTGAACAAGGAGCAGCCCGCGTCCGAGAAGCTCGCCACCGACATGATCCTGTCGCAGAAGCGCATGGGCGGTAAGCAGCCGATCGAAGTGCCCTACGTACCCGACGGCGCCATGCTCATCACCACCCTGCCCAACCTCGCCATCTACTGGCAGCTCGGCGGCCGCCGCCGCTACATCCAGGAGAACCCGGCCAAGAACCGCATCGACAACTTCGAGTCGAGCAACGACGCCTACGTCGTCGAGGACTACGGCCTCGGCTGCCTGGTCGAGAACATCGAGCTGCTGGAGGCCTGACCGCCATGGCCCTGAGCCCCGCCAAACGCCACTTCATCAAGACCTCGGCCGCCATGGCGGCCGAGGCCACCCCCCACGGCGACACCGTCGAAGGCCTGCCGGCCTACGAACAGCAGCTCGCCCAGCTGCACCAGGACCGCCTGCGCCTGAGCCAGGTCCAGGGCAACGAGCGCAAGGCCGAACTCAAGCGCCAACTGGTCCCCGCGTACGCGCCGTACATCGAGGGCGTGCTGGAGGCGGGGCAAGGCGCCCAGGACGACGTGCTCGGCTACCTCATGGTCTGGCGCATCGACACCGGCGACTACCAGGGCGCTCTCGACATCGCCGAGTACGTCCTGCGGCACGGGCTCGCCCTGCCGGATCGCTTCGAGCGCTCCAGCGGCTGCCTGGTCGCCGAAGAGATCGCCGAGGCCGCTCTCAAGGCGCAGAAGACCAAGGACAGCTTCGACCTCGACGTGCTGCACCGAACCATCGCCCTCACCGACGACCAGGACATGCCCGACGAGGCTCGCGCCAAGCTCTACCTCGCCGCCGGCCGCGCCACCCTCGAAGGGCTCACCCAAGACAACCCAGGCCCGCCCGGCAAGCTCCAGGCCGGCGCCGACCTGCTCAAGCGCGCCATCGAACTGCACAGCATGTGCGGCGGCAAGCAAGCCTTCGACGCAGCCACCAAGCTGCTCAACAAACTCGCCGCCCAGCAGGGCGGCTAACCGAGCGGTCCCCCGCAACCCGGGCGGCTCGGGGCCGATCAGCAGGACCTCCTCCCTTGCTGTGACGCCCCGACCACCGCCCTCCACGCGAGTGCAGCACATGAGCGGCTTCGTCGGCGGCGACACCACCCCCAAGGCCTTCACCCTGGTCAATGACGGCTTCTGGCCGGACATCGACGCCGACCACCTGCGCGAAGCCCAACGCATCGCCGGCACCATCACCAACGCCCGCCTGGAGCTGGCCACCGTCAACGCCATGCTCAGCGTCAACAGCGACCTGGTCACCCGCCGGGCCGAATGGACTGCCAAGGGCCACGCCACCCTCGCCGACGTCCCCAGCCCGAGGATCAACGGCGTCAGCGCCCTGGTCCACGCCTACCAGCGCGCCGTGTACTGCGCCACCAGCGCCGAGATCGCCGAGCGCTACCGCAGCTACGACGCCACCAACAGCGGCGAACAGAAGGCCGCCGAAGAGGTGGACAGCATCGCCGAGTACCGCCGCGACCAGCGCTGGGCCATCCGCGACCTGCTGGGCATCGGCCGCACCACCGTGGAGCTGATCTGATGAACAGCGTCCGCGCGCTCCAGGGCGACACCGTCGACGCCATCTGCTGGCGGGTCTACGGGCGCACCGCCGGCCTCACCGAGGCGGTGCTGGAGGCCAATCCCGGCCTGGCCGACCTCGGCCCGGTCATCCCCCAGGGCCACCGGGTCACCCTCCCCGCCCAGGCCCCTCAACCCCAACGTCAAACGGTGAACCTATGGGACTGATCTACCTCGCCCTGTACAAGGCGCGGGGCAGCCTGTTCAACCGCCTTATCCGCGTATGGACACGCTCGCCCTACAGCCACTGTGAACTGGTGATGCCAGACGGCCGCTGGCTGTCCGCCTCCGGCCGGGACGGCGGCGTGCGTGCCAAGCACATCGAGCTCGACCTCGCCCACTGGGATCTGATCCCGCTGCCCTGGGCCGACGCCCAGCTCATCGAGCAGGTATTCACCGCCCACCAGGGCAAGGGCTACGACTGGCTCGGTCTGCTCGGCAGCGAGTTGGTCCCGCTCACCATCGACAACCCCCGCCGCATGTTCTGCAGCGAGTTCTGTGCCGCCGCCCTGGGCTTCCCCCTGGCCCAGCGCTACAGCCCCGCCCTGCTCGGCGAGGTCGTACGGCGGATCCACGCCATCCACGCCGGACACTGGAATGAAGCGCATGCCTGACCGCCCCGAAACCTGGGCCTGGTTCTTCGCCTGGCTCGAACAGAACTGGCCGGGCCTCTACGCCGGCCTGCTGGCTGCGCTGATCGCCGGCCTGCGCGTCGTCTACGGCGGTGGCACCCTGCGCCGGGTGCTGCTGGAGGCCCCACTGTGCGGCCTGCTGGCCCTGTCCGTGAGCCACGGCCTGGGCCTGGTGGGCATCCCGCCCGGATCCGCGCCGTTCTTCGGCGGCGCCATCGGCCTGCTGGGCGTCGAAGGCGTCCGCGCCCTCGCCCGCAGGTTCTTCAACCGCAAGGTGGACTCCCTATGACCCCGCTCAGACACGGCGACCGCTCCCAGGCCGTCGCCCAGCTGCAGAAAGCCCTCGTCGCCCAAGGCGCCACCCTCGCCGTGGATGGCGACTACGGCGACGCCACCGAGCAGGCCGTGCGCGCCTACCAGGCCCGCATCGGCCTGGTGGCCGATGGCATCGCCGGAGAGAAGACCCTCGCCGCCCTCGCCGGGCAGGACACCGGCCGCCTGCTCAGGCACGCCGACCTGGTGGCCGCCGCCAAACGCCTCGGCATCGAGCTGGCCGCGCTCTACGCCATCAACGAAGTGGAGAGCCGGGGCCAGGGCTTCCTCGCCAACGGCCGCCCGGTGATCCTCTTCGAGCGCCACGTCATGCTGGCACGCCTCAAGCTGGCCCGCGCCCCGGGTGACGACGTGCAGCAGCGGGAGCAGCGCGCCCTGGAGCTGGCCGCCATGTTCCCCAACCTGGTCAACGCCGCACCCGGTGGCTACGCCGGCGGCACCGCCGAACACCAGCGCCTGGCCAGCGCCCGCCAGCTCGACGACACCTGCGCACTGGAGTCCGCCAGCTGGGGCCTGTTCCAGATCATGGGCTACCACGCCACCGCCCTCGGCTACCCCAGCGTCCAGGCGTTCGCCGAAGCCATGCAGCGCAGCGAGGCCGAGCAGCTCGACGCCTTCGTCCGCTTCATCGAAGCCGACCCGGCCCTGCACAAGGCCCTCAAGGGGAAGAAGTGGGCCGAGTTCGCCCGCCGCTACAACGGCCCCGCCTACGCCCGCAACCTCTACGACGTGAAGCTGGAGCGCGCCTACGCCCGGCACACCGAGGCCGCCGCGTGAGCCCCCTGCGCCAGGCCCTCTACGGCCTCGCCCTGCTGGCCACCCTGGCCCTGCTGCTGTGGACCCAGCAGCTGCGCAGCCAGGCCGAAAGCGCCCGCGCCGAGCGCGACGGCCAGGCCCTGCAGCAGGCCAGCGAGCGCATCGAGCGCCAGGCGCAGACCATCACCCAGCTCGACCAGGCCCTGCAGGCCGAACGCACCGCCCAGGCACAGCTGCGCACCCTCCAGGCCCAACTGCGCCAGGGCCTGGCCCAGCGCGAGCGCACCCTCAAGGAACTGACCCATGCCGACCCCGACCTGCGGACCTGGTCCGCTCTGCCTCTGCCTGCTGCTGCTCGCCGGCTGCGCGAGCGCCCCGCCCTCAGCGGAGCGGACGCTTACCGTGACTGGCTGTCCCGCAGTGGTGCCGTGCAGCCTACCGGCGACGGCACCGGCCAATAACGGCGACCTGCTCAGCGACAGCGAACGCCTCGAAGCCGCCTGGGCCGACTGCGCCGCCCAGGTCGATATGCTCTACCGCCACCAACAGGGCCAGCCATGAACAAACCCACCAGCCTGCGCCGGCACCTGCTGGCCAGCGTCCCCGACCTGCAACGCAACCCCGACCGCCTGCTGGTGTTCATCGACAACGGCACCCTGCGCTGCACCGCAGCCAGGTCCCTATCCTGGGAGTACAACTACGACCTGCAGGTGATCCTCACCGACTACGCTGGCGACCCGGACC